AGACTGGCGCGTTACCAGTGGTCTGCGCCGTGATCGCCGTAGGTCTGGCCTCGGAATCTATCCCGTGGTGATTGCCAGTCTGTTCTGTTTGCGATAGAGTTCCAAACGGCGGCTAGGTCTGGCCGACTGAAAGCACGGTACTTACGGCCCGTGTTGCCGCCGCCTTAAATGCCGTATCACCCGTAAGGTGAGCCATGACCGCACAAAGCACGGCCCTGACTCCCAAAGGAGTCACCATTGGCCGAATCAAAAAAGCCTGATATCTGGATGCCACTCTATGTGGCTGACTACCAGGCTGACACTGCATACCTGACGACAGAGCAGCACGGTGCATACCTGCTGATGCTCATGGCCTATTGGCGCAATGGGCCGATCCCAGACAACAATCAGATCATCGCCAGCATCACAAGACAGACGCCGGATGCTTGGAGCATTACTCGTGCAGTGCTTGAACCATTCTTTGAGGTTGCCGGCGGTGTATGGGTACACAAGCGGGTAGAACAGGAATACGACAGGGCCAAGAGGAACAGGGCGGTTGCTCATGACAGGGCTGCAAAGGCTGCTGCTGCTCGATGGGGCAAGAATGATGCTCAAGCAATGCTCCAAGCATTGCCCAAGGATATGCTTGAGAAATGCCCGTCACCTTCACCTACAACATCACAATCAAAAGCAACATCAAAAGCAAAAGAACCCCCTGTATTCCCCCAAGTGGGACAAGCCTCCGGCGAGCCGTCGGCCCCATCCGGTGGCGAGAAGCCGGAAAAGCGAAAGTCGGTTGGCAAGAAACCGAAGCCGGCCAAGACCATCACCGAATGGCTGGACGACTGTAAGGCAAACGGGGTTCAAGCAATAGGACCGGATGACCCCATCAGGCAGTGGGCAGACGACGCCGGAATACCCGACAGCATGATGCGGCTTGCCTGGCTTGTATTCGTTGACCGCTGGAAGGCCAAGAAATCCCAAAAGGACTGGCCGGCTGTATTCCGCAATGCGATCAGGGACAACTGGCTAAAACTCTGGTACGTCGACGGGGACAACCAGTACCGGCTGACTACCGCTGGAATCCAAGAGTCTCGCCGTCTCGAGGTGGCCAATGGATAACCTGAAGATACCTCCGCACTCAGCCGAGGCGGAACAGGCCGTAATCGGTGCTGTCCTGCTTAATCCAGCATGTTGGGATGACGTTTCATACCTTACGGACGACGACTTCTACCACCACGCAAACCGCGAACTATGGCGACGGATGAAGTCGTCAGATGATATGCGCGACCCGGTTTCGCTGATGGCCGGAGCTAATGCCGAGCAGATCGTCTATATCAGCGACTTGGCTAGGAATACTCCAGGGTCATCTAACGCATCAATGTACGCCCGACTTGTGCGCGATAGGTCGATGTTGCGTAAACTAATCCGCGAGTGTGGAGAGGCGATATCTGCTGCGTTTTCTGAGCCTGATTCGCCGACAACTGTAATCAGCGATCACATCAGGCGGGCAAGCGCCATCAGTGATTCTGCGATCACTGGCGGCGGACTCAGGCACGTTTCAGAGATCGCGCAGGACTGGATTGCATCAACTGCTGAGCGTGTCCGCACCGGTAAGGTTGAAGGTTTGCTTACCGGGTTTCCTCACATTGACGCGCGATGGGGAGGATTGCGCGATGGATGCGTATACATCATCGCAGGTCGTCCGAAAACAGGAAAGACGACGCTTGCGCTGAATATCGCAGAGTATGTGTCGCGCGAATCACCTGTAGCGATGTTTCAGCTTGAGATGTCTGAGGGTGAGCTGTCAGACCGTCTCGTTGCCTCGGCAGGAAGAATTGGCCTTGACTCAATACGGTCTGGCGCTCTTGACGGAGAGCTGATGCACGACGCCGTAGCTGCAATTACGGCCATAAACGCATCGAAACTCTACATCGACGCAAACCCACGGCAGACCATCGACAACATCAGACTGAGCGCGAAGGCGTTTGTACGCGAGCACGGAAAGTCGCTGCTGATGATCGACTATCTTGGCCTAGTCGAGATGCCGAAGGCAGGCACAAAGAACGAGGCAGTCAGCGAGGTATCGCGCCAGGTCAAGCTACTAGCCAAGGAACTACGTTGCCCGATCATCCTGCTATGCCAGATGAACCGCAACGCAGAGCGCGAGAAGCGCAAGCCGCAACTGTCTGACCTGAGAGACTCTGGTTCAATCGAGCAGGACGCAGACGTTGTTGCGTTCACGCACAAGGATGACACCGAACAGGGTTATTCGGAGATCATCACGAGGGCGATTCGCAGCGGTCAGCCAGGCACCGACTACCTGACCTGCCAATTCAACGTCGGCAGGTTCGCATCCGTCCCTGACGGTTGGTTCCCAGAGGCAACCGAGAAGAAGAAGTATGGAAAGTCACGATCCAGCGACGAATGGGGTTGAAAATACCTTCAGCCATGTATTGCGCCGCGCTAAGTTAGGCGTATAGCCGGAAGACCGAAACGGAGGAACCATGGACACTTACTCGGATTTTGTAGCAAGCAAACGCAGGGCAGAGGTGGCGACTGGCCATAACCCTGGCCACATGAATTGCAACCTTTTCGACTTTCAGAAAGCCATCGCATCTTGGGCTGTCCGCAGGGGTCGTGCAGCGATATTTGCAGACACAGGTCTAGGCAAAACATTGATGCAACTTGCATGGGCGGACGAGGTAGCAAAGCACAACGACGGATCTGTGCTTATCCTTGCTCCTTTAGCCGTAAGCGAGCAGACAATTGAGCAAGGGCGCACGTTTGGCATAGATGTTTCGCGTGTTCCGGTAGGCGGCACTCCTGGCGCTACAGGAGTATGGATTACCAACTACGAGCGCATGGATTCTATCGACTTCGCAAGTCTGACAGGAGTAGTGCTTGACGAGTCGTCGATCCTAAAAAGCCACGACGGAAAGACTCGCACGGCTCTTATCGAAGCATGCCAAGGAATACCGTACCGGCTGTCATGCACGGCAACACCGTCTCCTAACGACTTCATGGAGCTTGGCAATCAATGCGAGTTCCTTGGCGTCATGTCGCGCACCGAAATGCTGGCGACGTATTTTGTGAATGATACCGGCGATACCGGGACATGGAGACTCAAGGGTTGGGGAGCTTCTCGATTCTGGGAGTGGATGGGTACGTGGGCCGTTGTACTGCGCAATCCGTCTGATATTGGGTTTGACGGTAGCCGATACATCCTTCCGTCACCTTTCTATCACGAACACATCGTTGAGACTGAGCAGACCGGAGACCTGTTCGCCAAGCCTGCCATGACAATGACCGAGCGGAGAAAGGCGCAGCGAGACAGCATTGAAGCACGGTGTCGCGCATTGGCTGAAAAGGTAAACGCAGAATCTGGAGAACCGTGGATCATATGGTGCCACCTGAACGACGAGGCGGAACTGCTGCAATCTCTGATCCCTGGAAGCGTCAATGTTCAGGGTAGCGATAAGCCAGAAGTAAAGGCAGATAGGATGATGGATTTTTCGCACGGCACTTTGCGGGTACTGATTAGCAAGCCGTCTATCTGTGGATTTGGCATGAACTGGCAGCATTGCGCGCGCATGGCGTTTGTCGGTCTGAATGACTCGTTCGAGCAATTCTATCAGGCCGTCCGCCGCTGCCATCGTTTTGGCCAGTCGCGCTCAGTCCATGTGCACATTTTCACGGCCGAGAACGAGGGCCAGATCCTCGCAAACATCAAACGCAAAGAGGCTGCCCATCACGAGATGAGCGCAAAAATGGTAGATCACATGAGGGATATTATGAACACCACGCTGAGCGGCCAGGAAAAGGTTACCGAGGAATACCGCGAGGACGTTTTTACCGGCGAAGGATTCACAGTTCACCTTTCAGACTGTGTGAAGCTGGCTCGTAAGTTGGACGATAACAGTCTTGACTACTCCGTATTTTCGCCGCCATTCGCTGATCTGTTCGTGTACTCAAACAGCGACCACGACATGGGAAACTGCAAGGATGACGATGAGTTTATCGCGCAGTTCCGTTTCCTGATTGCTGAGCTTTACAGAACCATCAAGCCCGGCCGGAACGTCTCTTTCCATTGCATGAATCTGCCAACCACTAAAATGCGGCAAGGCTACATTGGACTGCGCGACTTCCGTGGCGCACTTATCCGCGAGTTTCAGCATGCCGGATTTATCTACCACTCGGAAGTGTGCATATGGAAAGACCCGGTAGTCGCAATGCAGCGCACCAAGGCTCTTGGTCTTCTGCACAAGACAATCCGCGAGAATGCAACCATGAGCCGCATGGGTCTGCCTGATTATGTAGTCACCATGCGTAAGCCTGGTGACTGCGCCGACAGAGTCATACATGGCGACGATCTCCCTGTTGCACTGTGGCAGAAGTACGCCAGCCCGATTTGGGATGATATAGACCAGGGTCGAACGCTTAATAGGCTCCCGGCGCGCGACGAGAACGACGAGAAGCACATGTGCCCTTTGCAACTTGATGTTATCGAGCGGTGCATCCACCTGTGGACCAACAAGGGAGATCTGGTTTTCTCTCCATTCACGGGTATCGGGAGTGAGGGGTATTGCGCTGTGCGGATGGGCCGTAGGTTCGTCGGCAGCGAATTGAAGCCGCAATATTGGGAACTTGCATGCCAGAACATTGCAGACGCATCAATCGTCCAAGATGATCTTTTGTCATTCTGTTGAAGGATGAACCACCATGCACAGACTCGCAAAGTATCAATGGTACCGCCGCCTTTGCGGTGGACTTTGGCTCCACTCGCTGTCCTGCGGTTGGTTCCCAGTGACCGACGCGCAACTGCAGGAATACCTGAGCGAGATGCCGCGATACCTTACGGGGATCGAGGACAACACGCGCGACCCGGCGATCTTTGAAGGGATCGCCATCGGCGCTGCCATCGTGTTTGCAGTCATCTCCGCCGGCCTGGTCTGCGGAGCCATCCCGTGACCTGCGACAGAGAGCGTAAAGACGCGCGCAGGATCGACCGGCTGCGATGCGAGCGGAGAGACAATCCGCCGGTTGAAAGGCCTGATCCTGATTGGCTGCTGGCAGAATACGCGCGAGTTCCTGCGCCTGCCATCGCGGATAGGCTTGGAGTATCGACGACGTGCGTTT